TGCTCCGTCATGCCATCGCGGCGCTTCGCCGCTGCCCAGCTGGCGACGTCGGGCGGCGCGGCGCCCAGGTAGCCAGAAGCCTGCCACTCGCGCGCCTGCGTCTCGGCCTGCATGTACTCCTCGGCCTTGGTGGGCTTGACCAGCACCGACACGCGTGCGGCATCGGCATCCGCATCGATCTGGCTGATTGCGCGCTCGACCAGGTCGTCGAGCGGTGCGGTTTCTACCCACTGCAACTCGCCATCGGCCCAGTAGGCGGCTTCGGTATCGCGCCGGCCCGTCCGGCTGAACTCAGAATCGTACGGCAGCAGCGTCACCCCCTCCATGGGAGGATCATGCGGGACGTACGGACCTGCGTCCGGGTCCGCCTGCATTGACGTGCCGTAGACCAGGCCGTCGGAATCACGCACCACTAAATATTGCTTCATCATATCGCCGCCCCGCTTCCGAATTGAATGGACACGCGGCACGACGCCGTAGCTGTCGCCCCGTTTGTATCCCTGATTGTTACCGTGAGCCAGCCCGCGCATAGCCTGTTGGTCCCACGTGCCTGAATCGTTGCGTAAGACGAAGTAGGATCGCCAGACAGGCGCATGTCGCCTTCTTCCATCTCAAGGCTCCACAAGTAACTCGCTGCCGTGCCGCCCGATACAGTTGGGGACTTCGAATACGTCTGGTAGGACGACGTATTTGTCTGGCTATTCAGGATGAGGTTGGACATCGAGGCGCTGAAACCGGTTTGGGTCTTAGGATTGACCAGCACTGGGTTACTCAACGTAAGTTGCCCATTCTTGTAGTCAAGCCCCGGTCCTTCAACTGCCCCGGTAGCAGATACCTTGAACCACTGCCCCGTGATTGGATTCCCAAGCATCAGGCCGTCGGCGCCGAGGTAAAAGCCCGTCGATCCGTCTGGAGGCCACACCCAGCCTGTGAAATTTTCAGTGGACAGACTGCCACCGTTTGCAACGGTCAGCTTGCCGAATGAACCGAACGCGGCCATTAGCTTGCCGGCGAAAGTCGGGTCTCCGCTGATCGGGATGAAGACCTTGACAGCCCCTCCCTGCACGCAATACAAGCCGGCAGGCGTCATGTACACGCCGTTGTCCGGCGTGCCAGCCAGAAGTGATCCGCCAGTGGCGAGCGTGACAGTAGCAGCCAACTGGCTCGCACTGGTCTTGCTCAGCTTGTCGGTAATGGCGGCGTTCATGCCCGGCAGTTGCCCGTACGCGTTCGCACCCGCAGCCGCCCATTCGGCGACGCTTTGCGCAGGACTGCCGCCTACATAGGTGCCTGCCGGCGCGCCAACCGTGGCGTTGTCCTGCGGCCTGCCGGCCCTGTTGGGGATCTTCGACCAGTCCGCGCCGGGCAATGTGTCGGTGACGGCGGCGGATACGTAGGTTGCTGCCGCCGTGTCGAAGCTGATCGACCAGCCCGACTCCCACAGGGTTTTACTGGTGTTGGAGAAACCCGCAAGGAAATCACGCACCTGCACTTGCGGATAAACCCACGATTCATTTGCATTGCCGATCCAAATACAGCACTTCGTACCGTCATGGCCGAAATAGACCGGGTACTCGACATTGCTGCCACCCACAACGCGGGCGGTGACGTTGTGCCAGTTGCCGGACTCATAGTTGTAGCCGGAAATATCGAGGGTGCAGGCGTACCCGGCGGAATACTCGTAGATATCCACCGTGAACTTCATCATCGTGTTGGTCCACGATTGCGGGAGGCGAATCTTGATGGCCCCATCGACGTGGGCCACTCCGCTAAGCAGCGTAGTCCCGGCTGGCGTTCGGATCGAGCCGTCAGCGTTGGCAGTAGTCGCCGCTATATTGGCCTTCGCCGTAGCGTCAGCAGCAGCGGCCTGGATCGCCGCAGCCTTTGCCGCGTCGGCTTTGGCCTGTGCTGCGGCAATGGCCCGCGCCTCGGATTCGGTAACGATGCCGTCCGCGTGCGCGGCGGCACTCACGCGTGCAGCTTCGGCCTGTGCTTCGGCATATGCCTGGGCCGCGTCTTGCGCACGGATCGCGTCGGTGATATCAACCAGGCGAATCTCTTGCGATGCGTGCTCAACGGATGTCACGCCGTCCCCGCTGTAGCGATGCCAAACGCCAATATAGGCAGACGCTACATTCGCCGGAATAGGGCGTGACGTTCTTGCGCCGAAATCTCCCCCGCACAGTGTGAATTTACCCGACGGTGGTTTGCCGCCATAAACATAACCCGACAGGGTGCCGCCCCATCCAGTTGCAGCCGAACCGATATAGTTCCCGGCGTTGTCGTAGAACTCGACGAACACATACATGCTCCGGTCGTTACCCGCAGCGACGAACAGATTGGCGCTCAGGTTGTACGTCCGCGTCGGATCAATCGGGAATGATTCGGCACTCGTAGCGTACAGGTCTTGCCCTGTACCGGGTCCGGCGGAAAAGAAATACCTTCCGCGCGCGCCAGGCACAGTCGAATATTCGTGTCGCTCGATCCCGCTATTCAGACCCCACGCTGCGGGATTCTCAAGCATCGGATCATCGTTCAACGCCGCGCCACGCTTGGTCGAAGCGTTGATGCTCGGCACCAGTTCGCTGTTCTTCACGCTCGCCGGCAGGAAGTCCGGGTTCACCACGCCGCCGGCCTGCAGGATGGCCTTGCCGGTGTTCGGGTCGAACAGGATGAACGAGCGCATGGTCACGTTGCCGGCAGCGTCGACGGTGAACTTACCGTTCCCGATGTTCAGCGAGCCCGACGTGATGTCGCCCATGACGCCAAGCGTAATGGCCGACAACGTCGCGACCTTGAGCGACGACCAGTACGGGATCGACCAGGTCACTTTATTCGTGGCCGGATCGTAGATGCCATCCGTCTGGTACATGCGCTGGCCATCGGCGAGCGCCGGCACGCCCGCCGACCAGGCGCCGGCCAGGCCGCTGCTGTTCGCGGCCGGCAGACTATTCCTACCCGTGGTCTGTGCCGGCGCGCCGTTGGCAGCGATTGCGCTTGAGGCGATGTACGCGGTGACGTAGGAGGCGCCCTGATCGCCCTTGCCGCCGTTGGTGCCGACATAGCCGATCGCCATGATGCTCGCCGACTGCCAGTTGAATGCCGTGGTCGCATTCACGGCCGAGTCCGCGACCCGGACGCTGGCTGCGAACAGCGTCATGCCCAAGGATGGCGCATCGCCAGGCGTGAGCGTCCAGTTGGCCGGCGCGGCGCCGAACGAGCCGTCGGCCCATTTCAGCGTGGCCGGTCCTGTCGGCCCCTCCGGGATCGTGACGGCCCACTGGTAGACGATTACATCGCGCGACTGCACGCCGCTCGCGCCGGTTGCGCCGTTCTGGGCGCCGTCCTCGATCACCGCGTCAACGTATTCGACAGGCGATGTTGTCGCGGCCACGGCGGCCGCCAGCGGCACTGCAGCCGCAAACAGCCTCCAACCTGGCGTACCTGGGTTGCTTGGCGCCGGGTAGGCCCAGCCATCCGTGCCGGTGTAGTCGGTATTCGCCAAGGTATCCCAGACGAAGGTGCTGACGCCGGCGGGCTTGGCCGGCGCCGCCGGCGCCCACTGAAACAGGCGAGCGATCGCGGTTTTCAGTCCGTCCGTACCAGCGGCACCGTCCTGCACCTTCCCGATCTTGACCGTTTTCGAATACGAGCGGCCGAACGCCGTCACGCTCGCGGTCACTTCTGCGCGCGCTGCGGTCGCGTTTGCAAAGGTCAGCTGCGCCGTGGTCGCGGTCTTGTTGGTCAAGGTGCCGCCGACGCAAGACCACGTTACCGGCCCGCTCAGGGCGGTCAGATCGGCGGTGAAGTTGATCACTGCCGGGTCCGCCTCACCCTCCTGGTTCGTGTGAAAGAACTCGGCGTCCGCCGCAAGCTGCACGCTGGCGTTCTTCGACGCGCCGTCAGCAGCGATTTCCACCGCCACCGACATCGTCTCGATCGACGAGATGCCAATCGAGTTGATCGCCCACATCTTGGCAACGTAGGCGCCCGCCAGCACGTCGCGCACGTCCATCGTCGGGCTGGCCTGGCGCGGAATCGCTACCCAGTTGTCATTGCCGCGACGGTACGCGCCTTCATAGGCCACAGCACCAGAGACAGGAGCGCAGCTGACCTGCAGGGCCAGTTTCTGGACGTCGTTCAGCGTCACGGTGTAGCCGGCAAGCGTCACCGCCGCCGGCGGCGCCTGCTTCGTCACATCGAGCGAGGTCTGCGTGCGCGGCACGATGGCGGTGCCGTTCTCGACAAAGGCGAACTTGCCCGGCTCGTGCTGCACGGCGGTGATCGTGAACGTGACTTCGTCCTTCTCGGTCACCGACAGCACTCGATACAGCGGCGCAGACAGCTCGTCGCTGTCAACCGACCACACCGACTGCGCAACCGGCAGCGCACTCCAGTCCGAATCCACAGTGACAGAATCGCCGGCGACAGCCGACACGGTGCGGGTCTCGCTCGTGCCCGCCGGCAGGATGACGGTCAGCTTGTCGCCAGCGTTGATCACCGGCGCCTTGTCCAGGGTGACGACACGGCCGGCCGCAGTGCGCACGCGGCCACCCACTCGTTTGCCCATGCGCGACGGATCGGCGACCCGCACAATCTGCCCTGGGAGCGAAATTGCGCCGTCCATGCCGACGTCGAAGGTGATCCCCTCGGTTTCCAGGCGGGAGGTTGCCAGCGCCCAGCGGCCGGCACGCTGCGCCTGGCCTTGCGAAGTGCAGCCGAAAGCGGTCAGCTCGACCTGCTGGATGCCGTAACGGGCGATGCCCTCCTGATCCTCGACGTACTCGACCTTCGGCCTGTAGAAGTCCTCTGGATCATTCCAGGTCACCAGGGCAACCGAATAGCGGGTCGCCTTCTTCGAGCCCACACGCGAGAACTTGCCGCCGATGACATTGGCCGCGGTGTAGACGTAGATCGGGTCTGCCGGCATGTCGGCCGAGGCCATGATCATGCCGGCGCCCCAGTACGAGATCCCACGGAAGATCGAAGCGATGTCCTGCAGGACGGCGTAGGCCTGCTTGCGGCTCTGCAGGTACAGGTTGCAGGTAAAGCGCGGCTCGGTGCCGCCCTTCCCGTTCGGGACCATTTCGTCGCAGTAGCGCGCGATCTTGTACAGTGCCCACTTGTCCACCTGGGATGCCGTGATGCGGTTGCCCAGGCCGTAGCGGCCGTTCAGGACCAGGTCGCGGAACACCCATGCCGGATTGTTCGACCACGACGGCTTGAAGGTGCCGTCCCATGCGCCGGTGTAAGTGCGGTTGATGGCGTCATAGTTGCTCGGCACCTGGATGATCCTGCCGAACAGATCATAAGCCCGGGTCGGGACGTTCTGGAACTGGCTTGCGTCCAGCTGGATACCGACGATGGCCGACATCGGATATCGCAGCTTGGCGTCGATGACTTCCGTGTAGCTCACGATCCGCGTCGTGTCCGCGATCGCCGCGGTATTGGCATTTGCGGTCAGGCGCGTGACGCGCACCTGCCAGCCGGTCGTTGCCGGCGGCAGGTCGATCCGTGCCGATCGCTGGTATTCGGACGTGGTTTTGCCCTTGAAGCTGCTCGAGATGACGGTCGAGTAAGCGCCGCCATCCTTCGACAATTCGATCTGGTAGTCGACGCGGTGTCCCAGCACATCGCCGTTGGTGGTGTCCTGCTTGCTCAGCATCGGCACGCCGAGCGTAATGCGGATCGCCGACAACGAGGTGTTATTGATCGCATGGACCCACGGCGTGCCCGACTTCAGCTCGACGCCAACCGCGATCTCGTTCTCGACGTCCGGGAAGCCGGCGATGTAGTCCTGATCCTGGGTACCGGTGCGGAAATCGACAGTGACGTTCGAAAAGTTCTTCGAGCCATCCGCGTTCTCAAGTGGCGTCTGGTTCAAGTAGATCGAGCCCAGGCCGTTAGCCAGGCCGAGGATCTCGCCTTCCGACACCAGGTCCAACACGCGGGCGTAAGACGTATTGTGCAGGCTGTCAGTTGCTTCGTAGTGGGTGTGCGAGTCGCCGCCGCCGCCGTGGCCAATGATGTCCTTCATTACAGATCCGTGTAGGTGTCGAGAATTTTGGGGATTGGTGCGCCGGTTCGCGGCGCGCCAACGTAGGCTTGGTCTTGCGCCAGGATGCCCGCCGAGATCACGGCGGAGCCGACGATCATGCGGCCGTACAGCACCGGCACCGGATTGCCCTGTGCGGTGGTGTTGACTGGGCCGGTGAAGTTGTAGGAAGCGCCGTTCTCGACCGATCTACCAGCGCCCGGCGTCTGCTGTGGCGAGAGCATCTGGATGACACCGCCGAGCATCATGATGACGCCTATTTTCATCATCGGGACGCCGGCCGCACTCAAGGAGCCAAAGCTGCCATATGTCAGCACTGCGCCGGCAATAACCATCACAGCGCCTACGATGAACTGCAGGACGCCTCCAGACTTGGCCCCGGCTAGCACTGGCGCAATCCGAATATCGTCTGTGCCGCCGGAAAGCTCGAGCTCATCCTTCCCGATGTTCTTCTTGCCCAGGAAACAGGCGTAGCGGATGCCGCGCTGGTGAGAGGTCATCAGCTCCTTCTCGAAGCCGGGAACCAGGGCGCACAGCGCGCGGACGGCTTCGGCCGTGTTCTCGACCGCCAGACGGTGCACGCGACCGAAGGTGGCGCCGAGCTTCCCGTAAAGCCGGATTGTTCGAAGAGTGTCCATAGGCTCCAAATGAAAAAGGCCGCTCGAGGCGGCCTGTCAGGGTTACGGCTGGTACCGCAAAATTGCTCTTGTGTTCTCTCGGAAGTAGCCGCCCCACAGATCCCGGCTCGACAGTCGGCCGTGCATGTGGTGGAGCATCAGCCCATCACCCAGGTAAATGCCGGCGTGGTTTGGAACGCCGTTTCTGGCGCGGATCTGCATCAGGATCACGTCGCCTGGCTCCGGCGCGGTGCTGTCCGGCAGCTTGACGAAGCCGGCCTGCGGAAAGCCTTCGGTGTATAGGTCGGACTTGCCGTCGTTCCACCACTCGTCGGCCCGCGCGAATTGCTTCAGAGCGATGCCTCGCTCCTGCTGGTACCAGTCGACGATCAACTGGTAGCAGTCCAGCACGCCGTGCGTGAATTGCCGGCCGACCAAGGGCGCCACGTACCCCGAAGGCTCGATCGTCACGAGTTCGCCCGCCGCCGGCGCGCCGTCGACGAGGTCGACCCGCACGATGTGCCACGCCAGACCCGAGGCTTCGCACGACACCAAGTCGGCCTGGCTCGCTGCCGCCGGCGTGTCTGGGTGCGAATGCACGACGGCGATGATCTCGCCCAGCTGCTCCGCGTCGGCGTATTCCTTAGCCGGCAGGATGAAGTGCTCGGTTCCTTGAGCCGTATTCGTGCACGGCAGGTAACGCTCGCGGCCTTTGATGATGACCAGCAGCCCGCAGCATTCGCGCGGATATTCCTCCACAGCGTGCGCGCGGATCGCTTCAATGGTTTTGCTCTGCATGGTCAGGACTGGATCAGGGCGGCGGCCGGGAAGCCGCCGAAGTTGAGCACACTTGTCGCGCCAAAGCGCTTCTTACATCCGGCAAGCGTCTTTGGGCAGACATCAAGCGCAGGATCGGTTACAGGATTCCCATTTACGTCGAACTTGGCACCGCCGGTATAGTTGCAATAAGCGCCGCGGTACTGGAACGGGCACAGGTTGGCGATGATCTGCCGGCGCGGTAGCATCGCTTCCTGGAAGTCCAGCGCACTCGACAGCTCAAATTCGACGACCTCGTTCGTCTCGCCTGACTTCTGCTCGATGAACCAGACGTCGGGTGGAAACTCTTGCTGCGGGTCCGCTGCCGGGTTCCCGCCTTCGAAGTTACGCTCGTCCAGGTACTGGCCCAGCGTGACGTGTCGCGTCAGCTTGGCGCCGACCAGGTCGTCGAGCAGGACGCACAGCGACGATATCGAGCCGTCGACGTTACCGACCGAGAGCTTTGGCGTGGGTTGCTGGCCCTCGATGGTCTTGGCGAACCCTTCGGCCTGGATCGGCCAGGCCGTGTATTCGTGGCCCTGCCACCAGATCGTGCCAGCTTGCTGGTAGCCGTGAAAGCGCAGCAGGCCGCCGCCGGCGATCATGGACGCATCCAGTTCGAACAGCTCGACCCGGGCGCCAGGCTCGAGGCCTTGAATGTCTGCAGTAATCATGGTTGGAAGCTCTGTTCGAAGGTTGCGGTCAGCTCATAGTTGCCTAGACCCAGCGGCCGGACGGTGTGCGACTTGCACTTGTAGAAGCCTTGCGTGCCAAGCGGGGGCGTCCAGTAAAACGACTGGTCGCCGCCGCGCGCATCGAGAAAGTCGCGGATGGCGCCGATCTTCGCCGCGTTGCCGACGAAGGCCAGCGGCCAGCTCTGCGACTTGTTGTTGATGCCGTCGCGCGAAGTCTGCTCGTAACCGTCACCGAATTTCGCCGACAGCACGCGATAGCTCGCCGTGCCGGTCGGCTCTACGCGCGGCACCCAGGAAAATGTCGTTGTCATGCGTTACCTCATCTCTGCCAAAGCAGGCCACCCTGCCGCTTCTCACGGACGATCACTTCCTTGACCGTTGTTTTGATCATGTCGGCCAGCGCGCGACCAGTGCCAGCGCCGCCCTCCGTCGACGAACTGGTCCCGCTGTCGGAGACGGTGACGTTCGTGTTGATCTGGATGCCGCCGCTGGCGCCGCCGATCTGATGGTTCGGGATGATTGTCCCGTGGGTCGGCGGCCGGAAAATTTCCGGGCCCTTCTCGCCCACTAGGAAGGCGCCACCATCCCACACAGAACCGCCTTTCTCACGCGCTCCTGCGATGGCTGTACCTGCCACCAGGCCTGCGGTCGCATAGCCCATCACGCGCGTCATCGTCGCGAACGCAGCGCCATTGGCAATGCCTGCAGCTAAGATGGCCGGACCCGCAGGGCCGGAGACGGCAGCTGTTGCGCCAGCCGCGGCAATCATGCCCGCCTGCGCGGCAGCTGCAGCCACCTCAGTGTTGACGATGATCGTCGCAACCTGGATCGCCTTCTGCGCGTAGAACATGGCCCTGCCCAGTGCGGTCTGCTCCATGCCAGCGGCTTGGAGCGCGTCGTACAGCTGGCTGGCCGACGACTGGGCGATGCTGAGGATGTTCTGTGCAGAAGATAGCTGCATGTTCGCCATCGTCTCGTTGTGCCGGCGGTTTTCCGCTTCGATCAGGCGGTTGCCTTCGATAGTGTTTTCGAGGGACAGCTCCTGGAAGGACTTCAAATCCTTCAGCCGGTTCTCGTGCAGCTGCTGCTCGGCTTCGCCTGGCGTCTGCAGCTGCTGGGCGATCTGATTTCCGATGCCCTGCGTCTGCAGCTTGTTGACGCGCTCGGCGTGGTCGGCCGCGTCCTTGCGGAACTGCGCGATCGACGCCTCGGTGATCGTGCCCTTTTCCTTGGCCTGCCGGATCTTCTCCTCGATGTCCAATTCGAGGCGCCGCGCCTCGGTCAGCTTCGCGACCTCCAGCGCCGACTTCCCGTACAGTTCGTTATTGAACTTGAGCTGGTCCTCCGCCTGGCCCTGCTCGCGGTTCCAGTCACGCATGGTCTTGTTCAGGCCGGACTGGGCAGCACCCATGCTCAGCGTCTGCATCTCCAGCGCCCGGGTTGCATCGGTCCGAGCCTTGTCGCGCAGGGCAATCTTCTCGTTGATCTGGTTCGCCAGCTCGGCCTTCTCCGACTCCTTGCTGGCTGCTGCCTTCGCCTTCTGCAGCGCGGCGATCTCAGCGTCGTAAGCACGCACAGCGGCGTCCCGCGCCTGCTCGATCGCGGCGATTTTGTACTGTGCAAACGTCTGCACATCCACGATTTCCTGGCTGCGCAGCTCCTGCATGAACTGGTCCTGGAACGCCGCCGTGTCGCGCTCCTTCGCGTAGGCCGCCTCGATCGCCTTGATCTGGCCATCCAGCAGCGTTTTCGTCGGATCGTCGCCGCTGCCGCGGATCTTCGGCGCACGCGGCTTCGGCTTGTTGGCGTTCGTGTCCTCGGCCGGCTTCTCCACCGGCTTGGGCGTCCGGTCCAGCACCTTCTTGATGAATTCGTCGTGCTCCTTGCGTGCCTTCTCGGCATCGGCCTTCATGGCCTCGCTGATCGCGTTGAAGCCCTTGAAGTCGGCGTGCGCGAGCGCGGCTAGCTGGGCGGCGATGCCACCGATCTCGGTGCCGACCGCTTTGAAGGTGAAGCCCACCTCGGAGCCGACCACAACAAAGGTCTCGAGGACGGTGCGGACCACGTCCCCCGCCAAGGAAAACTTGTCCGAATTCTCGGCAGCGCCCAGCATCTCGTCAGCCACGAGTTGCAGGACCGGCAGCACAGCAGACGTCATGGAGTTGTAGAACCCCTTCTGCTGGATGGTCAGCTTGCCCATCGTATCGTTGAAGTTGTCCGCCGCGTTGGCCAGCTCCTCCGTCGTACCGCTGTATTGCTTCGCATATTCGATGTTCTCGCGCAGCGCCTTCCCGCCGTCGTTCAGCAGCGGGATCATGTCGGCGCCGGCATCCTCGAAGATGCGCAGCGCGATCGCGGTTTTTTCAGGACCATCCGCAAACTGATTGAACTTGTCCGCCAGGTCGGCCATCAGGACGTCGGCCGTCTTAAGCTGGCCAGAGGCGTCCTTGACGGAGATACCGAGCTTGGTAAACGGCTCCATCAGATCGCGGTTGCCTCGCGACGCTTCAACGACCGTCTTGTTCAGCTTGGTAGCACCGGCAGCAATCTTCTCCAGATTGCCGCCGGCCTGGCCAGCTGCAAATCCAAGCCCGTTCAATTCCTCGACGGCGATGCCAGTCTTCTGGGACATGTCGCGCAGCTCGTCGGCAGCGTCGATCGTACCCTTGATCAGCTCGGCAAAAGCGCCGACCGTCAGCCCGACGCCCAACGCCTCGATCGCGGTCTTGCCCAGCTCGACGGCGCCCTCGATGCGCTTCATCGCCTTCTCGGTGTCTTCGCTGGACTTTTTCATGTCGCCGACGAACTTCGAGACGTTCGCTTCCAGCGTTACGATGAGGGAGCCGAGATTTGCCATTCTGTCTTCCAAAAGAAAAGAGCCCGCCGGTGGCGAGCTCTCTGTTGTTCACGGTGGCGCGCGTCCAGCGCGCAGCGTTGTACTACTGCCGCGGTTGCCCAGCTGCTGAGGTCCCGCTGTTGAGGTTCATGTCGGACGTGCTGTACGACACCAGCTTCCGGTTTCTATCGAAGTTCAACACTACCGAATTGGCCTTCACGTTCCCGCTGGCGGCGAAGGCCTTGTATTGCGCGAACGAATAAACCAGCACCCGTTCGCCTTCCGATGTCGCGCTCGACATGGTCGGCGCCCCGAGCGCCCTGATGACATCTTCGTCGGTCGTGACGCCCTTCTGGAAACTTGACAGCTGTGACTGCTGGACCTGCACGCCACTTGTTGTCGTGCAGCCAACGGCCGCTATCGCGAGAACGCACGCTAGAATCGCTGCCTTCATCATTCCTCCCTTAAATGTTGACCGGAGGAATGATGCCACAACTATTTTGGAGACAGCCCAAACAGGGCAGCACGCAGCAGGTTCGATTGGGCGACAGGGTCGTCCAGCAAGACTGGTGCAGCGTCTTCCACTGCCTGGTCCTCGCGGCGCCAGAAGATGAAGTCCTCGGCCATGTACTGCTCCGGCCGGGACTTGCTGTCGCGGTTGATATTCGCCAGGAGCGCCGCTGCAGTCCCGTGCCGCAGGTCGGCGATGATGTCGCCGAACGGCTCGAGCTCGTAGAAGGCCATCCACTCAGTGAACTCCGTCGAGCTGATCTGCAGCTGCGCCTGGTGGACGCTCATGCCCAGCTCTTTCGCTAGGCGGAACCAGAATCTCCGCTCTGGCCGCTCGCGGAGTTTTTTGCAGCGTCCTCGACCGCGGTCGCACCGAGACCGTTCAGGCGCATGGCGACGGCTGCAGGCGCGTCCAGCGAGGCGGCGCTCTTGGCCTGCAGGGCCTCGATGTCCTCCATCGTGAACAGCCGGGCGCCGCTCTCGTCGATGCAGGTCGCCGCGAGCAGCGCCGCCGAGAACTTGCCGACCGGGACCGTGTCGCCTGCAGCTGCGAGTGCCGCCCTGAACTCGTCGCGCTCGACGCCGTTCATGACACGCACGCGCACGGTTCCGCCCCACTGGGGCACCGGAACGTCCTCGTGCTTCAGGTCTGCGGCGCCGAGGATTGCCGATTTAGAGAGCAGGCGCATGGTCAGCTCCATACGACTGGGCCGCTGATCTTGGTGTCGACCTTGCCCTTCAGCAGAGCGTTCACGGCGCCGGAGCTGGGGATCGACTTGACCAAGACCTTAAAGCTGGCGACGGTGCCATCCGGGAGCGACAGCTTCATGTCCACCACGGCGCCGCTGGCACGTGCAGCACGCAGCGCGATCTGCCCGTTGTCGGCCGCCAGCACTTTGGTCTCGAAGCCGAACTTGCCTTCATCGCGCAGGCCGCTAATGTATTCCATCGCCTGGCTGTCCAGGTCCGTCGAGTCGATGTCGGATGCTGCGCCATCGAAGCCGTCGAACGACAGCAGGCCGTTGATTTTGGTATACGCTTTCGGCGTTGCCGTACCGCCGGCACCAAACACCAGGCCGGTCGTGTTGACATCCAGCAGGGCATAGCTGTCGACAGTCGCATTCGCGACGACGTGCTCGCTGCCATTCAGGGCCGCCATCGAGCCGCCAATGCCGGCGAGCTTGATCACGGTGCCATTGGTGAAGCCATGGCCTGCACTGGTGAAGACGGCCGGGAAGCCAACGGTGATGGCGGTGATGTTCTTCGCCGCGCCGTTGCCGGTGCCGATCTCCAGCGTGCTGCCTTGTGCGGAAATTCCGGACATGTAAATTCTCCAAAAATTGAAGCCGCTTGCGCGGCATGGTTGTAGCTGGGAGCTCAGTCGCTGAGACTGAGTCGGGACGAGCTGTAGTGGATCCTGTACCGGGTCGTAACCACGCATGCGGTGCCATCGGCGCTGGCGAACCTCGGTTCGTCCGTGCCCACCTCTTCTACGAGAATGACGCCGGGAGCTTGAAACTGCATGATTACCGGGTGCGCCCGCTCCATGACTTCGTCCGCCTCCTGATCGGGAGCATCCGCACGCGAGAGCACGCTGACACGGATCTCACAATGCCGGTCAGTGTCGTCGCCGAGACTGTTCTCGACATCCTCGGCGCCGCGGTGGACGATCACCATCGGGCTCTCTTCACGGCTGAACGCCACGGACATCGAGCGGGTCACATTGGCACCAAACCAGGGAATCACCTCGAGCAGGGCGATCAAGCTCTGGATGTAGCTTTCGCGCAAGGTCATGGCTTGACCACCTCCAGCGAGGCGACGTAGAAGGTTCCATCCCCCTTCGCTGAAGGGGTCTGTCGAACCTTGTAGTCGATACCTTCGATCCGCAACACGTACCCGCGCTGCAGCACGATGTCGACCGCCTGGTACTCGATGCTGTAGTCGGTGGTATGGACCATCCCGTCGAGCACCACCTGGTCCGGACGTTTAAAGCTGACATCGAACGGAATAGCTATCCCGTTCAGTGGCTGGTAGACCGCCACGTCCAGCATCCCGGCATCCTTGAATGCCGGCCAGAAGACAGAAGCATCGAAGCTCATTACGTCCCCACGACTGTTGTGTTTAGCTGATGACCGAGTCGATCTTAATGGTCGCCGTGGCGGCGCCGGCAACCTTCGCCACGACCGCGACACCGACACGCGTATTGCCGGCGGCCGTCGTCGTCAGACGGCTGTTGGCCGCATCCCAGTACAGGATTGCGCCCTGAGCAGCGGTGTCGGTCCCGAGTGCCGGCAGATCGAATACGCCCTCGGTCTGGAACTCGCCGGACGCGCCGGCTGCGACATTCGCCACCGCAACGCCGAAGATCTTGCCGACCAGGACAGCTTGGCCAGCCTGGACAGCGGCTGCGACGGCCAGGCTCAGGGTCGAGCCTTTTTGAATAAAGTTCTGCATGTGATTCCTTTTAAGAGGGAAATTTCAGACACAGCTGGCCAGCTGCTGCTGGCCAGCCTTGGAGCGAACCGCGTTTACTGGCCGGCGTTCTTGTACAGGCCGCGCCAGTCGATTGCTTTGGCGCCGAACACGTGGCGAGCCTTGATCTGCAGACCGTCGACTTCGAAGCCTTGACGGGTCTCGGTGAACAGGCCCTGTTCGCCTTCCAGGTATGCGTATTCGATGGTGTCCACCAGCGCCGGCGTCGCGGCCAGGTGCCACGGCTTGCCTTCGATGCGCGGGTCGACGACGACTTCCAGGCTGGTGTTGTAGTTCGGGTTGATGTCGCCGGCCTTGGCCGCTACGAACGAGGCCGAGGTGTACTTGTTCGCCGCGGTTTCGTTGTCCGGGCCGACGATCAGGAAGGCCGGGGTCAGGTTCAACTTGCGGCCCTTCAGCCCGACCTGCTTGCGCATGGCTGCGCGGCCGTCGCTCAGGGTCAGGTCGGTGATTGCGCCGCCAGCGGCGGCGACGTTTCCGTGCGCGGCATCGAACAGCGCCTTGCCGTCCGCCATCGAAGCGGCGCCGGTTAAGATGCCGTAGACGATGTCACCCTCGAGCGCAGCCGCTTCAGCTGCGAGTGCCAGCGGAATGCGGTCGAATGCGCCGAGGTCGTCGTTGATGAGCGTTTCCCAGGTCAGCGCGACGATGCCGCCCCACTTGCCCAGCGAGTACTTCTCGGCCGATTCGCCGAAGGTGATCATCTTGTACTCACCACCTTCCTTGACCTGCTTGAACGCGGACGATTCCGACAGCTGGGTGCGGGCCACTTCACGGAAGTCAGGCGCGCTCGATTCGCGGGCCCAGCCAGTGAAGGTGCGCGTCTGAATCTCGTAGGCAGCGCGCAGGGTACGGTTCACGGTGCCAGCGAGGATTTGCGGGAAGTCGCTCGTCGAGGTCATGCCACCGCGGCCACGCATATCGTTGTCCAGGTTCAGCGCCATGACGGCGATCTCGCGACGCGACAGGCCGCGCGCGTTGCCGCCGGCAGCTTCGATCGACTCGCGCGCCATGTCCATCAGGGTCATCCCGCGATACTGACGGGCAGCTTCCAGGCGGCGGGCATCGCTACGGAATGCCGCATTCGGGTTCGCGCGCAGTACGATGGCGTCGCCGATAGCCGAGCGGCGCATTTCCGTCTCATCGCGGACGGTCTGGATGTCGGCCGCGCTGCGGGTCGGGGCTGCGGCGTCGCGCTTAGCCTTCTCGCGCAGCACGGCCATGCCGGCATCGGCCGCGGTCATATCGGAGCGGGCGATCAGCTGGTCGGCGAAGGCTGCATCGAGGCCACCCAGGGTGACGGCTTCGCGGATGCCGGCCTGGCGTTCTGCTTCGGCGCGGGCGCCCTCGGCACGTGCTGCGTCGAGTGCGCGCTGATCGATCTGCGGAACGGCCGGGGTCGTTGCCGCCGGGGTGGTGTTTTCACCGGGCATGGTGTTGTCCTTTCGGGTGGTAGTGGTGCCAGCGGCTGCCGGCGGGTGGTTGGAATCGATACTGCGGGTCGTGAACTTGCACGGGCTGAGTCGTCCTTCGGGCATCTTTGGCGGCGTCTGGTCGATGCTGCGCACGCCGGCGTCGGCATCCGCACCGATCGGCACGAGGGAGGCCTCGGTCGGCTCCCAGTCGACGGCCATGTAGGTCCATAGGTCGCCCGGGTTGGTCGGCGGGATCCGCTCGAACGCATGCACGGTGTAGCCGACCGAGACGTTGCCGATGATCTTGTCGACCACGTCCTGGTAGTATGGCTCGACGTCGGCGCGCTTGGAGAACTCCGCCGAGGCGACGCCCTGACCTTGCTCGAGGGCCGCCGAGCGGATAACGCCGAGTACGCTGCTGAGATCCCAACGGCTGTGCGTGTTGAGCAGCGGCGCTCGGCCGGACTGCAGCCGGGCCATACGCACGTGCGACGGATCCATGCTCAGCACTTCGTTGTAATAGCGTTCGGCGTACCAGTCGTAGCGCAGCACGCCGGCGCCGGTGCTCCACACCAGGTCGACCGAACGCGTTTCGGCGTTCACCGCGGTTACGGGCGCCTCGCGCGACATCATCGGCAGCTGCTGAATCTGCTGCTGTTCTGCAGGTTGCGGCATTGTTTATCCCAAAAAAAATGCCCCGTCAGGCTCACGCCTGCGGGGCTGGTGAATGAAAGCGGCTTCAGTCCGCGCCGATGATTTTTGCCGTGGTTGCGGCGTCGATAAGCTTGCTGGAAACCGCGGCGTCCGAGTCGACGACGATGCCCATGCTCTTGAGCTGCTCGCGCTCTTCAGCAATTTCCTTGCGCACCTTGTCAGGATCTTCGCCTCCTTCACGGATTGAGGCCGACAGCGACTTCAGGCCACCGCGGATCGCTTCCTTCTCGGCCATCACGTCCTTGAGCGGATCGACCCATTGCAGCTTCGGCATGTTCCAGACGAAGGGCTGGACGGGCTTCCTGGTCTTCCCGGCCAGCAGGGCAACCTGCTGGAAACGCCGCGCGATCGGCGCCAGAACCATCGGCTTCAACGCCAGCCACTGCTCTGCCTTGATCATCTGGCGGAACTCAACGAGACCGGCTCGGTAGCTGCTGTAGTTAAAGCTCGACAGGTCTCCGGTCATCTGCGAGTACATGACGCCGGCGCCGGCGGCGATCGCCTGCAGCTGCGACCGGGTGTATTCGCCATACCCGCCGTTAGACGATGGGCTGCCGAAGTCGACGCTCTCAGCGTTGGACAGGTACTTGATCATCCCCGGCGCGACCTTCTCCTGCACCTGCCCCTTAGGCGAGTCGCTGGCAGGGCCCAGGCGCGAGCCTTGGTTATCGGTTCGGACGAAGGCAACGAAGCAGGCCTCGATCTTCTTGCGCACCAGCTCGGCCTGCTCGTAGTCGTCCAGGTCGCGCATCCGGAGCAGCGACACCGCCAGCTCCGGCATGCCCCGCACCTGGGTAGGTCTGCGCTTGCGGTAGTAGTGCAGCACCTCGGATGCCGGCACGCGAACGCTTTGTAGCGAATTTAGCTGGTAGGTTGCCACCTCGCCGGGGTGCACCGGGTAGAGCCAGTAAGCGACTCGCTGGCCGATGAGGTTGTACTCGACGCCGGTGATGGCGAAATTGCCATTCGCAAGCGGACCATGCTTCGTGTTGTCGAGATGATCCGGCTCCAGCACCTGCAGCTGCAGGGGAATTGCCAAACCGTCTTCGGGCAAGCGCTGCCTGAAGCGGATAAGGACCTCGCCACTCTCGCGACGCGTGCGGACAGCCAGCTCCAGCAAGCCGGCGAAGTCGAGCTGGTTGTCCGCGTCGCAGTATTCGCACCAGTCGTCCCACAGCGCCTGGTCGGTCGCCTTTGCCGTGATGCCGTCGCCGACCGTATTGGTCACCAGGCTGTCGAGTGCACGGGCTGCATACTCGTTATTGCGGACCACATCGCGGCACCGGTTCCTTACCCGAGTCAGCGCTGGGCCGATCTCGGCGTTCGCACTCCCGCTTCCCGCCACCCAGCCGCTCGTGCGCCGGCCAACCTTGGCTGCATCGTACCCGCGCACATGATCCAAGGCGATGCGGGCCTGTGCACGCCGGACGCCCGCGAGCGGGTTAAAGAAGCTGACGAATTCATCGATCAGATTCATGTCAGTCCCGGCTGAAGGAAGCCAACGACGCCGGTCCCCGGTTGGACCGCCGCCCCTCGGACAGCTGGCCTGCGGCAATCAGTTCCGAGCGCACGATGTTCCGTGCCGTGACTAGTTCGGTCACACTGCGGTAAGTGATGCTTTTGCCATCGTAATTGACCGAAAGCTGGCCGGATGCCAGCGCGGCGTCGAGCGCGTTGAGTTGAGAAAGTGTGAATGCCATGGTCAGTCCAGCCAGTTATCTGTGCCCGAGAGCCAATCGGCATCGGGCGGTTGTTCGGGTTGTGATACAGCCGCAACCGGCGGCGGTTCGGGCGCCGTTGCTGCCTGCACATCGGCACCAGGTGACGGTACCGCATCGTTGCCAGCTGTAGGCGCGGCCGGCGCCGCCTCGTCCGGGACAGGAAGCGGCTGCCGGAACAGATCGCCGTTCACCGGTTCGATCAGACTCTCCAACTGGGCCCAGTCCGCATCGCGCATCGTGTCTAACCTCAGGAGCGGGTGATACGCAGCCGCGAAGCCGTACACGAACAGGTCGATGACTTCGTTGCGGCGGCCGGGCAGCTTGCGCCACTGGGACTTGCCGGCGTCGTACACCTCGGCGGTCAGCTGCTCGAAGTAGTCATCCGCCAGGCCTGCAGGGAACCGGATGAAGCGATCGTCAGGAACCGCCTCCTCGTCCGACGCGATGTAGTTGAACAGCAGCGACTTTGCCGTGTCCGTACCAACCTCCCACAGCTGCACGCCGCCCTTGATGGTCCGGCCCTTGTGGTTCACGTCCATCGCCTTCGGACGACCGATGACGGGTTTGCCCGCGGTCGAGGCGCCCTTGACCGCGAACACGCCTGCATGCCGGTACAGCCGGGCGTAGTGATAGACCTCATGCGTATGGTGGCCACCGGAGTCGATTGCACACGTCTGCACACGCATCGAGACACCGAAGCTGTTCACCAGTGGCCGCTCGCGCAGCGTGGTGAGACGCGTCCATACGTCATCTTTGGCCGGGTCGCCGTCGATGATTCCGTAGTCGATGACCCAGTGCTTCTTGTTGCGGCCGAAGCCCAGGGTCTGGTACTCAAGACGGTTGCCCTGCACGTCGACCGACATCACCAGGGCCAGGCAGCCCTGCGGGATCGTGCGCAGCTGGAAGGTCTCGCGGCGCTTCGCGATCTCCGCGCCCTTCACCTGGCCACTCAAGTCCTCCCAGCACTCCGCCAGTTCGTTGTTGATGAAGGCCTTCAGCGCGACCGGGTCCTTCTGCGCGGCGATCCAGTCGGACGCCAGCTCGGTCCACGGGCGCCAGCCCAGCGGCGCGTACAGTGACGGCAGGTGGAAGCTGGCCACGCCGGGCTCGCCCTTGGCGGTCGGGTGCCAGTACGCCCCCTCGTAGCCGCGCGTCTTCCACTCGGCCTCGGTGCTGAGCACCCCGCAGTCCTCGCACACGTAGCGGACCTTCTCAGGCTCGCCCTCCGGCCACTTCATCTGTGACCATTTGAAGAACTGGCGGGTGCCACAGCATGGGCACTGGACCATGTACTTCTGCTGGTCGCCGCGCAGGTAATTGCGGTCGATCGGCGAGCTGCCGACGATGGTCGGCGTGCTGTTGCCGAATATGCGCGCCTTGCGGCCGAAGTTCGACGTCCGCTTCTTCGCCAGGGTCTCGGGAGCGCCCTGGTCGCCGATGTCGCCGGCGTACTCGTCCATCTCCTCGAGCAGCACGTAGCGCATCGTCGAGGACTTCAGCCCGCCCGGCCGGTTCGCACCGATCAGCTGCATGAAGCCGCCCGGGAACTTCTTGCGACGCTTCGTGTTGTCGGAACCCTTGACGTTCGCGTCGCGGATCCGCTTCTTCAGTTCGGCGGTCGAGAGCCGCATCGGCTCGAAGCGGGACAACTCCCACTTCTCCGCGTCCTCGAGGGTCGCGAACACGGCCAGGATGTTGCCGGCCGCCGACGTGATCGCGTGACCGATGAAGTTCTCCCCCAGCGCAGAGCCGCCGAGCTGGTGCCCCTTCTTGAGGTAAACCTCCCTGTATTGGCTGTCGGGCGACAGCGCGTCCATGATGCCGAGCAGGTACGGCGTACGGCTGTTGCGCCACGGGCCCGGCTCGGGGCTGTCTGGCGGCAGCACGCGGTAGGACTCGGCCCACTCCGCGATCGGTATCCTGTTGTCCGGCTTGATCGCCTCGGTGAGCGACTGGATGAATGCTTCGACCGCGCCCATTACTCGTCCTGGTCCTGCAGCAGCTTGCTAACATCGATGCCGGCGAGCGCCGCGGAGAGCGCAGCTTCCATGATGCGCTCGCACTGGTACGGGTCCGCCAGCGCCGCCAGCTGGTCCTTCAGCCGGGCCGGCACGTTGAGGACCGAGTCGCGGATGCTGCGGAACGTCGTGAACGCGATCCGCTTCGCCTCGTCCACCTCAATCAGCTTGCCCACCAGCTGCTCGTACTCGAGCTTCTGCGTCAGCGCGCTGTACTTCTCGCGCTCGGCGCGATGGGACCGATACTCGCTGGTCGACGCATCGCTCTCCGTCTCGGCGCCATCGGCGGCATCCGACCGGCCGCTTTCCCCGCTGCTTGGCGCAGCCGGAGAAACGCGCTGTTTTTCTGGCTGGGCAATGCTCACAACAGGACGCGAGACGGTGTCGCTGTCCCTCCAATCGCGGTCGGCCTGGTCGGAGTCGATCTTCTTCTCTGCGGTGACCTTGATGTGGCCGGCCTCGATCGCCTTTTGCACTGCGCGCAGCGTGACGCCGGCGTGGCGCGAGTACTCCCGATATCCCATCAAAGCCATGTTGACTACTCCTGAACTGACTACCTGACTACTGACTACCCGCTGACTACCCCTTTAAAAATCTGTGACAGTACGAATGTCGCGGCTCGAATTACCCGTGAACCGGTACCCCCAGGAAGGACCCTGGAAAACTGAGAGGAGGCCGCGGCTGGTGACGGCGCCTGGCGGCGCCGATCCGACCCTGGCCGGGTGGGCGGGCCGGCCGCCCGCCTACCCGCGCGGGGCAGCTGCCCTCTGCAGCGCGTAGTCCATCGCGGACTTGAACTCGCCGACGAACCGGGCGCGCGCGACGTTCTCGACGATCTTGTCGAAGGGGACACGCACGCGATAGTGCGGCGCGCCTCCGGTGAACACGAACACCGGACGGATGCCCTCCCCGTGGCCGAACTGCTTGCGCTGCCAGATGCCTTCAACCCCATCCATCGCCGCGACGAAGTACTGCGCTGCGGCGCCCTTGCGCTGGCTGCGCTTGCTGCTGGTGCGGTTGGCCATGTAGCCCTGTTCGCCGAATGCGCGCAGGGCCGAGAGGATCTGGACAATCTGCGCGCGCCTTACGTTGCCATACGCATCGAGCTGAGCACCGGATGCGGGGACGGCGAACTGCCCGCCGCGCATCAGGCCCTTACCGATCAGTGCGCGCTCGAAGCGCTTCGCACCGCGGGCACCGCCGTAGACTTCCGGGGTCAGGAACTTGCTGGCCGGCGTGCCCTTGAAAGCATCGTCCTTGAAGTAGACTCGTGCGAATGGCTGTGCATCGGACTTCTTTGCGGGCAAGATGCGCAGGCTGTTCAGGGCGTATGGGGTTGCGCGGTCGAACCGCTGACGCATCACGTCCAGCACGCCAGCTTGCGCCTTCTGCGCTGTCTTCGTCAGGGCCATTGCGACGGCGAAGGGAACGTGCTTGCGCTGCACGTCGCTCATATTCCGGAGCAGCTCGGGCAAGCCCTGAACGTGTACGTTTGCCATGTCAAGCTGGAACGAAGAGTAGTCCGAACCCGGGATCAGGCAGGATCAACTGCCGCCCGAGGTTCGTCTGCGCGGTGCAGAAAGGCGCGTAGGTCACGCCCGGCACACCCGACACGATCACCTGGCTGACCTTCGCACCGGTAATGGTGCAGTCGCCTTCAATCATTGCGTCTGGATCGGGGTCCGTGCGACGCACCGCCACATTCGACCATTTGGCAGACGAGATTGTCTCGCCAGGCTGAAGTATCGGCGCGTAATCTACCGTGAACACATCACGCTCGGCCGACCGCTTCGGGCTGAAATTCATAGTTCCCTCACTCGCTCTTGTGCGACGTAGGCACGCACCCGAGGCATGCCCCGGTAAGTTCGGCTTTCGTTCGGCAGCAAAGACATGGAAGACACCGGGATCGATGTCTGGGTGATGCTGGGCGCGTATCCGGCGATCTTCAAACTGGCTGTATCAGGATTCGCCGTCTGGACCGCACTTCGCACGACGGTTGGCGCATAGCCAGCCAAGGCCATCGCACTAGCAATCGGTGTCACTAAGACGTTCCGAGTCTGCGCGATTGCCGGCGCAAAGCCGGTCAGGGACAACGTCGCCGCGCCCGAGGTCACGTTCGAATCAGATCCGGACAGCGACTGCACAACAGATGGGGCAAAGCCGGAGATCGACAGCACGCCAGCGTCTGGTCCCGCGCTTCGAACTGTCGACTGCGCGATCTGAGGCGCGTAACCGCTAATCAACAGCTCGGCAATACCTGGTGACGCGCTGCGGACCTCCGACTGAGCAATCTGGGGCGCGTAGCCGGTGATGCTGATGCTGGCCGCGCCAGGCGCTGCACTCTGGACCGCACTACGCTGCACTGTCGGGGCATACCCCGACAGGCTCATTGTCCCGGCACTTGGCCTCACTATTGCGCCGGCAGTCGCGTCGTCTGCAAACAGCTGCCATGGAGACTGCGATAGGCTAGCTACTTCATCGGCGGTAACGACGCGCGCAAAATGGTACTGCGCGAAGATCAGGCAATTCGCGTTTCGCGATGAATTCTCGACAGGCTCCGAGCCGACCGACAGATACTCTGTGCCGGACATCGTCGCATCAGCGCTCCCGGTAAGGCCATAAGTCTGGCTGCTCGAAAACAAAACAGTGCCAGCTGCGGCGATGACAAGAGAGATCGTGCGGCCAGCGGCACCGCGCGCGATAGTGGCGCCGACTGTGATCCGGGTTCCATAGAGGGATGAGACGCTGGCCGCGAAGGTGCGATTTACCAGGGAGCCCTGACTTCGCGCGCCGACTTGAAGGCCATCGGCACTGCTTCGCTCAAGGACCAGCAATGCGTCGTTCTGCGCGGTGGAGCGCCAGATACCGCCGATAGCGGGGACCGAACCTACTGGCGCACCGCTCAGTACCATGTCGAACACGACCGACTGATCGCTGGCTAGACTGTTCGTGCCGTTGGTCGCCCCGGGCACGTTGATCGTGCCGGCCGCACTCAGGTTGCGTAGGTCGAACGCTTTATCGGTCGGGGCTGCAACAACTGCGAAGTTCGAGCCCTGGCTCGTCGTCTGGCCGCCGAGGACGACTTCGGTAAGACCGGTGCCGCCTTGCATGGCGAAGACTAAGCCGGCGGCAATCGGGTTGGACGTGTCAATGTGCGCCGTGCCCTGGGGCTGGGTGTTGCGCATACTGGTCCTTTGCTTAAGCCGCCGTCAACAGGCCGGCCGCGTTCGGGGTCACGGTAAGGGTATTCGGTGCGGTCGTGGCCGGAACATCCGCCGGCGTCGAGTCGCCTAAGAAGTGGCCGACGATCGGGTTCACCTTGCCGTTCAGGGTGCCAGCATAGTAGATGACGCCGCGGCGCCAGGCCGGGATGCCGCTGCCGCTGGCAGTCCACTGGGCGGGATCGCAGGTGAACTTGACCACGCCGCCATTCATCGACAGAACGACGTTCGTCAGCGCAATGCCTCCGGTCACGTAACCACCACCGGTCGGCAGCAGATTGGTTGAGAAGTCCGCGAAGACCTCGTTGCCAGTGTCGCTGTTGTCCGGCACCCACGCCGAGGTGACCAGGGCCAGCTTGAAGTTCGCAGGATTAGCGCCCAGCAGGTTGGTAGCGTTGAAGATGTTCAGCTTTGCCTTATTGGGGACGATGATTGCGCCAGAGGCCATGGGTCACCTTCGAAAAAAAACCCGCACGAAGCGGGCGAAACTCTGCTGGAGGAGCAGGGCAAGAAACACGGGAATGAGGAAACGGCTCTCTAGTGCGAGGACCAGATGTCATACGACATGAACATATGGGAACCAGGATGCGGATCGATATCGCTCCTATTCTCCGAATTGCGATTCCGGCCATGGATCGCGTTATGGACACGCTGGATCTCGCAGCAGGCGCCGAAGACAGCCAAAACTACCAGGCAGACAACAATGCAGACGAACAAAGTCATGTCGAGCTATCCTTTCCACGTTGGAGGAGCGTACGCACCAGGTCGGACAGGGGCTGTCCGCTGTAACCGTTCTTGCACAGCAGATCGAGTGCTCTCTCGGCTTCAGACAGACGTCTGCACAGGCATTCGAGCCCGACGGGGTCTGCCACCTTGGCCAGCATCGCTGGATGCGTACCCAGCACGACACGGATCACATGGTGGCTATAAACATCGAGTTCGTCTGCCATGACACGCCTTTCGATCAAGCCGCTGCGCCTGTGTAGACGCATGCACTATCCACAACTGCTTCGCACGGTCCGTCCGGCCCAGCCTTGTAAGCCAAGCGCAGGCTACCTAAAGATGCTCGTGCGCTCCTGCGAATAAAAAGGCCTGGCGAACCAGGCAAACGAATGAACGATCGTTGTATCCCCCGCTCTTCAGCGGATCGAGACAGGATCACCACCTTTCGTCGTTGAGAATAAAAGCGCCGGCGCGGGACCGGCAAAGGCGCCGGGATGGCACCGAGGAGACGCTGGAAAGAAAAAGCCCTGTCGGGAGTTCACCGGACAGGGCTTTTGCTTGAATTCGAACTCAAGACGTAATTGCTTCGAGAATGACGAAAATATACATGCTCTGTAACAATGCCGTCAATCAATTTCTGTCGGTAACGCAACACCATCATTGACGAGCCGTTGTTCCAGACGCTGGATCGCCATGTCCTCGAGCTCGCGCAGCTTATTGCTCATCTTGAAGGACGCGCGCTGGTAGAGCATCGGGTTGCCGCCAAACGAATTGGCCAGGTCGCGGAACGTGACACCGACCTTCGCATGGTTGGCGAACAGCCGGCCCAGCATGCAGTCCAAGGCGAGGGGCTTGATTCGTGGGAACTGAGGCCGAAGCCAGTCAGATAGACCCTTGATGGCCTCGATGCGTTCGGCCGAAAACGCGAAACGGCGCGCTTGGCCACCTGCTGGGCGACCACTGTCGGTCACGCCGCCCTTGGCCCGGTCGATCGCGATCTGCACGGTTCGCGCCGCTGCCTCGGCCCGAGCCAACTCGCCCCCAGCATCGCGCACGTCATCACGCGCAGCCTCGTACTGATTGCGGATCGTCGTCTCGACGTCTGCCCTGGTAATGCCGCCCTGGCTGGCCAAGTATTGCTCCCGCGACGCATCGAGCGCAACTCGTGCCTGGCGCATCTTTTCCGTCGCCGCCTCGACCTGCTTTGTCGCGCGGTCGAAGGCGTCAGCCAGCTGGCCTCCCGTGAGATCCGCTGGCGCGATATCCTCGAACTCGACGTGGCCGTACTTCGCCTGCAGCGTCCACATCTCCGGCTTTGGCAGGTGTTTGACGGCCTGCGTGATCATCGCGCACTGGGCTCGCACTTCGTCGCCGCTCAGGCCACCGAAGTTGACAGATTCGGAAGGCTGCCCGCGCAACTGGTCGAGCCAGGCGCGCTGCTTGTTGTCGATCCTGATCGACTCCAGCACCCGGATCAGCGCCTTGCGCATCGGCGCGTCCTGCATTGCCGGCTGGCTCATCACCACAAAGGCCACGTGCACAGCTTGGCCTGTGCTTCCAAAAATCGCTTCCATTTCCAACCCTGCTCCCATCGTTAAACCCCTTTCACCCTTTCAGTTTTCCGAGCGCTCTACGGCGCTCACCCCTTCGTGCTTTGCTGCTGGCCCGGCTCAATGACGTAAGGCAGACCTCGATCGTCCCACTGCACCCTGACTCGCGGCGGGCTCGGGGTGCCGACTGTGAACCCGTTCTCGCTTGCGAAAAACACCGGCTCGCCGCGCATGCCCTTCCTGATCTGCGCGCCGATCTCTTCGGCACCGAAGGCGTCGCGTAGCTTGTCGATCCACGCAGCGACCGTCGGCATCTTTTCCCTCATCCCACCTTTCGCCATCTACCGTCTCCCATCGAAAATTGCCTGTTCACATACCATTCACATAATTCACCTACCCTTAACATCCCTATCTCTTTGTTTTTTTTACCTTTGTTAATGGTGTGAAGGGTATGAATAGTTAATCGGCAAAGAATGGCCTAATCGTTTCTATTCTTCCGTCAGTTTTGCCCGGCTTTTCACGCGCGCACGCACATGAGGGAACACCGTTCACACCATTCACATCGTTCACAAACCCTTTATCTACGGGCTTCCTGCATATGAAGGCTTTGCCGCCGTGTTAATGCTCACCATCCACATTGGCTCCGTATCGGCTACGATAAGCCCGCAGCTCTGACTCGAAGAGGGCGCTCGATCCTTCGGCCCATTCGGCCAGGGACTTGCCCGGCGGCTGGTCGCCGACGAGGAACACCATGCGCTGCTTCACCTTGCTGCCCAGGTCGTACTTGATGAGGTGCTTGCGCATGGCGTCGCCGGCGTAGCGCGCGACCATCGGGCTGAAGGCCGTCATGGACGTGTACATCGGCTCGCCCGATCGGGCACACCACACCTTGAAGGCGTCGTACAGCTGATTGACGCTGACGGTGATGAACGGCAGCGGCAGGAAGCCGCGCGACCACTCGCGATAAAACCGTTCGGCCGGCGCCAGGCTCTTTTCGATCAGGCTGTCCTTGGCGTCGTTGTAGATCGGCTTCGTGTGGGCGTTGAAATCACCCATGTCCAGCTCGTACATCAGGAAGTGGTAGAACGCCTCGATACCGCCCTGCGCGATCTCGGCGCCGACGCTTTCATAGAACTCGCGACCGAGCGCCGGCGGCGTCCAGACGACCAGGTAGCGGCGATCGGTCTTGTCAAGGGCCAGCGGCTGCAGCTCGTTGGAGAGGAACACGAAATTCATCTGGTTCTTCTCGACGTGTTCGGGCATGCCCTTCGGATTGACGATGACAGTCTCGCCGCTGATCAGGCCCTTGAGCTTGCCCTTCATCTGCTTCAGTTCTGCCCTGGTCACCACCTCGTCCGCCACCATGAACAGCTTCATGCTGGCCCAGTCGTTGAACTTCGACTCCAGCTGGTCGTTGCCGATCACGTAGCCGTAGTCGCCGTAGATCGGCTTCACCACGCGCTCGAAGAAGAAATTTTTGCCCGATCCCTCGTCGCCGTGCATGATGATCGAGGTCGGCATCTTGGCGCCCGGGTTCCGCAGCGGGTACGCCAGCCAACGCATGATCCACGTCTCTAGCTCCTCGTCGCCGTTGCACAGATGCGCGAGCAGCGTCCGGATCAGGAGGCAGTTGCCCTTCTTGGGCCTCATTGGCCAGCCGTTGAACAGGTTGACCGTGGCGGTAGGGCCGCTCTCGGCCGGCGACGGCGTCTCCTTCGGGTCGAACACGATGTTTTTCTTGAGCACCCACTTGCGGGCGTCGCCGCTCCAGAACTTCATAACGTCACTGTTGGCCACGATCGTGCGCATGGCGGCAAGGCGCATCAGCATGCGATGCCGGCAGTCCCAGACCATGTCCTCGCCGTACACCAGGATGAAGTTCTCCAGCACGTCGTCGACCTTGTCCCAGTGATCGCGCCCGTACACCTTTTTGGGCTTTTCCTTCTCCTTCTTCTCGCCCTGGTCGTCCTCATCGCCACCGTCCCCCGCCCCCGCGCGCGAAGCGCCGCCGGCAGGGCTCAGTCCTTGCGGCGCATTCTCACCAAATCTCTCGTCAAAATTCGGCGGCACCTCCGCATTCGCGCTTGCGCGCGGCTGCTTCGCAGCGGGGGGAGCGGGAGGCGCAGGCGACTGCACGTCGGCCGCTTCCGCGTGGGGGGAAGGGGGAGAATCGATATTGCGCTGCTTCGCAGCGAAGGGGAGGACGTTCGCAGGCTGCTGAACTGCCTCGGCCGCTTGCGCGAGATTGGAGGCGGTGGACTCGGTATTGCGCTGCTGCGCAGCGAGGGAAAGGGAGGCACCGGCTGTCGCCGGCGCCAGGAGCTCACGGTCGCCGTTCGATAACATCGCAGACACGACTCCAGCCTGCTCCATCTGCTCAAGCAGGCGAGCGGCGCGGTTGTACCCGACACGCAGGTGACGCTGCACCAGGGAGATCGAGGCGCGGCGATGCTGCAACACTACTGCCACTGCCTGGTTGTACAGTAGGTCGGCGTCGCCGTCACCCTCGGCCGCTTGCGTGGGCTCGACGGGAGAATCTGTATTGCGCTGCTGCGCAGCGAGGAGGGAAGCACCCAGTTGCGCCGCGACCTTGTCCAGCCCTTCTTCGATGTGGAGGTCGTTCCAATCCGTAATCTTGCGCCCTGCCCTTTCGATCGTGAACAGCGGCGTGGCGACCGAGGCATTGCCAACGGCTGCAGCCGCTGCATGGCAGCTGGCGACGCCGGCATTCGTGAACGTGGGCGTGCGAACGACGCGGCCCTTGCGAACGTCGGCCTCGATGTACCGAATCCCCTGGGCATCGGCACGCCACCGCGCCATCACCTCGACCTGCTCACCGTCATCAGCGGTGACGCGATGTGTTGCGCCGTCGATCGGCACCTGGACGGAAACCTTGAACTCCTCCAGCAGGCACTCGACGTAACGCTCGACCAGCAGGTAGTCGTCGTCGGCCAGCAGCAGCAGGTGCGCGTTCGGATAGCGCTGGCGCAGCGCCTTGGCGACGTGTATCAGGTTGCCGGCGTTGAGGGCGACGACGACGGGGAGATCGTAGCCGGGGGCGAGGGACAGGCGGGCGCTGGCACAGGTCGCGTAGCCCTCACCGACCGCGATGATCGGGGCGCCGGCCAAGTTGCCGAGCACGTGCGCGACGCCGATCGCGTCCATGCCCTTGTTGAGCATCTTTTCACCGGCAGCGTCGATCTTCTGCAGGCCGAGCAGCTGGCCACCGCGCACCAGGGGAATAAGAAGCCGTCCGTCGAGTCCGACGCGCAGGCCTTCGGCCGGCACCTGCTTGCGGGCGAGGTACGGATGCACGACCGAGATGCCGTCGGCCTTGCGCCACTGGTCGTGGGCGCGGCCCGCTGCCAGGCGCGCGGCCTGCTCGCGCTTCTCTTCCTCGGCCTTCTCGGCAGCACGCTGCTTCTTGGTGTACTCGGCCCGGTCCTCGTCGGTCATGCTCGAGGTGTCGATCCTCACCGGTACCGTGTTGCGGTTTTCGCCCTGGAATCGTCCGAACGCCCCGGTCACAACGGTACGACCCGACTTAAAGATCAGCTCGCGCAGAATGTACCAGCACTTCTTCTGCGGGCCGAATCGCTGGAACTTGCCGTTCGTGAGCGGATGCCCCGCTGGGAGCGGCGGCAGACCGTACTCGAGCATCTGCAGCGCTACTTGTTCCTTACTGCTCATCAGTTCTCCGCTTTGATGCTGCTTTTGTACGGCACGCTGACGTTCGCGCAGCGGGACGGGATATCCCGGTAGTCGAAGGCGCCAAGGCGCATGGGACGCTGGGGCCGATGACGCGCCGACAGCTGTTGGATCGGGTGAACGTAGCGGCCGCTGACGGCTTCCTGCTCATCCGGCTCGGGTGTGCGCTCGTCGAGGAAGTCGCGGCCGGCCTGCGTGACGCAGAACACGCCGGACGCATTGACGTCGACCAGCTTCCAGCGCGTGAGAGGGCCGGTCACTTCGCGATCGAATTTCACGGCCGACTTGCTGACGGACGTGTGGTTCATCCAGTCTTTGGTATCGAGCGGACCTACCTGAAGCAGGAACTGGAGAGCCAGGTAGGCGCGGCTGCCCGCGCGCGGACCGTTACGCATCTTTGCCTCCGTCGCCAGGCTGGCCATAGACCAGGAACATCAGGCCCAGCAACTCGGTCAGCGTCTGGTGCATCTTGCGTGCGTCCTCCTCGAGGATCTTCCGCTCGCGCGCGTCGATCGAGTCATCGTTTGCGATGGCCGCGGTGAAGTCCCGCGAGAGATCCCCAAGCTTGGTGTACAGCTCGTTGAACTTCTTCATGAGATCCTGGTTCTCGTGCTCGCCACCGTCCGGCAGCCGGACGAAGATGCCGCCCGATGCCGTGGCGATCGCTTCCGCATAGTGCTTGGTGTCCGACAGCAGCTGCAGCGCCAGGGAGTCTTCGTCCGACAGCTTCTGGTCCTTCACGCCGTAGACCCGGTTGCGCAGCGCATTCACCGACATGCCGAGGTAAGGGGCGGCAACTTCCCAGCCACCCCGGACGGCGGCGATCATCTTGAGTTTTGCTTCACGCAATTCCATACATCCCTCTGGTTTATTTTGGTTTTGCCAACTATTGCTAAGCAGTAAAGTGCGAAGCTCTTTCCTATTTGAAATTGAGAGGTTCCGATGACGCTTACGGAGGCGGTCGCAAACAAGCACCTGGTGCACTGGCTCGACAACGGCTTTGTCCGGACGCTCGAACCGCACTCTTTCGCGCAGCTGGCGGGAGGTCGGTCGGTCCTGATCGCGTTTCAGATTGCAGGCGGGCCGGCGGTCGAGGAGCCGTGCTGGAAAGTGGTCGACGCGACTGATCCGCTGACGATTGATGCTGTCGAGCGCTTTGCACAATGCCGGCCAATCCCGCGGCACCTACAGGCGCTAGTGCACGTGACCTACGCATCGGTGGCGCCATCCGGTTCACCTGGCGCGAGCTTGGCCGTGCCCCGGAGGTAGGCCCAGTCGACGTCCGGGCGCAAGTCCTCGCAGCGAACGGCACCGCGCGACTCCCTGTCGATGTTGATGCAGAGATGGGCACCGAGCGGCTGCTTGGCGCTGATGGCCTTGCGCAGGTAGCGCTCCGTCGTACCGCATGCGGTGCAGAACGCTGTGCGCGCTGCTTTATCGAGGCCGTTCAAATATGCGAGTAATTTTTCCATGGGAAAGCATATTACTAAACGGTAATGAGGTTGGTCAATACCATTTGGTGATTTACTCTTTAGTAATCGCCTAGGACAATCCCGCCTATGGAAATTCAAGACATACGACGCGCGCGGCTAGCGCAGTTGATTCGAGAGCGATACGACGGCTCTCAAGCGCGGTTCGTTGATGAAACCGGCGAGAACCAGGGTGAGGTTTCTGGACTGTTGCGCGCCAAGTCGTTCGGAGAACGTAAGGCGCGCAAGCTCGAGGCGAAATGCCAAGTGCCGACCGGGTGGCTCGACATCGAGGACGAGGAAGCAGCCCGCAAGGCGTTACGGAATGATAAGGAATCGGCAGCGCTCTCCACACTTCGGCCGCTGCGCGCTGAGCTTACCGTCGTGGAAAACGTCGAACCGCAGAGAATGGCTCTTGTGTATGTGACGCAGCGGGAGCTCGATCTGCTTACGCTTTACCGCAGGGCTTCGGACATGGGTAAGAGTCTGGTCGAAACCGCGGCCGAATCGGCGGCAGGCGAGGAGTCAGCGACGGGCTCCGCTCACCAGTCGTAGCAACGGCTGCGCCTGCGCAGGATGCCTCTTCGCCATCGCCTGCGCTAGCTTCAACATCTCCGCACGTGCCTCAGGGTTCATCGCCCTGAGCGCCTCCTTCATCTCTCTGAAATACTGTTCCACTTCTCACCCCGCAAGCGATCACGCCGGCCTTTGCGCACCGCAACTTTTCTGTACGAAATATCCTACACAAAAATACTGTATAAATATACAGTCTTTTTGAGTTTGCCAGATTCTCGTGTGTCGGGGGTCCGTGCCGCGCATGATGCATATACGCAACGTACGTACGATCAAGCTAGTAAACCGCCGATTTTTTTTCGACTCTTTTATGTCCACGCGGTAATTATTACCAAATGGTGTTGACGTTTCGCATTACCGTTTAGTAATATCGACGCAGTTCCTCTTATTTTTGAAAGGATGCGTCGATGTACTACTACTTGGTAACCCTGCGAAAGGCAGGCAAAGTCCGCCACTTTTTCCGCCCGGCCTTCACCTCAGCCTCGGCATACGACCTAGTCGCCGCTGAACAGGGTGACGATGTCTTCGGCATCACGGTCGTGCCAGCATGAACCGTACGCCGACCTCTCGCGCTCGCACTACTGTGCCAAGCACCGGCGAACTAAGCCGCGCGCTTGAAGACGATCGGGATAGGAACACGCTGCGGAAGTTTTGCAGTGCACACGTCTGCACACCCGACCAGGTATCTGAAGACGGCAAGCGCCTCCACTTGCCGCGCGTGCTGCAGCTCATGCGTTCGCGGGGCTACCAGGTATCCGATCCTGTCCGTGCACCACATCAGCCAAAACGCGGCTATACGGCTTGGATGGTTCACATCCGCGTCACCCGCGCCGAGTTCGACCTCGCGTTCTATACCCTCGATGCTATAAAACCTGGCGCGACCAAACCTCAACTTTCGAAAATGGGAGTTGCCGCGTGAAAGACCTCAGCAAAGAAACTATAAGCGTTGCCGTCGGCGCCCTGATCGCAGTGCGCATGCAAGCGATCAATTCGCTTCACGAAGCCGAACGCGATGGCCATGCCGGCTATCAAGCGACACTTCAACTCGAGCTCGACGCTAATGCCGAGGCTCTCCGCGAACTCAACCACGAAGTAGCGCCGTGGCTCGAGTTCCACGCCCAGCTGCGCGATGTATTTGCAGAACGCCAGAGGACAGCATGACGGGCCCGATCGACAACAGCCAGGACAAGCCGTTCAACGTCGAGGCCTACAAACACCATCACCTACTTTTGAAATCACAGCATTGTGGTCGGCCTGTGCTGTACCTCGGCCTTAAGTATTTCATCCAGGGCCTGACGAGCAACGTGTCCGGCTGCGACATTACGATGCTCGTATATCTGAGCGGCCGGCTTGAGGGCATCGACAGTTCGCTTATCGAAATCATGACCATTCCCCAGCAAGCGACAGAGGAGACCGCACATGTCTGACATTCAACGACCTAAAGGCGAAGGTAGTCATACGGCAGGCAAAGGCCGCTTCAAATACACGATCGATCCGCGCGATGTGGAAGTCGGCGGCGGCTGGACGTTGAAGCTGCTCGTCGACGGCCAGGAAGTAGGCGGCGGTGCCTTTCCCATCACGGCTGAAACCGGAATCGACGATGCCTTCTGCGATGCTTGGTATGAGGGCGAAGGATGGCTTGGCTCGCAGCTGGCCCTCACGTCTCGATCGGCAGCGCCGGCACAGGACGAGTATCCGAAATTCCAGCATCCTGATGACGGCGCCGTGGACCGTTTTGCAGCGGCCATGAAAGCCAAGATGGCAGCAAGCCGAGCGAAGGGCCGCAACGGCTGGGATAACGAAGTGCTATGCCCTGCAGACCGCCTCCGTGCAATGCTGCTCGACCACTTGGCCAAAGGCGACCCGGTAGACATCGGCAACTTCGCCATGATGCTGTGGAACCGTGGCGAGCCGGTAGCAGTGCCGGACGCAAATAGCGCAGTGGATAAGCTCCATGAACGCTTGAAAGCGATGCTGGGTGACGAGTTCCACAATATTGAAGGAATGCTTCAACAGGTCCGCGCTTCGCTTTCTACGTTTGAACAGCTTGCGTCGATCGGCAAGCTTGATGTGGAGCGCGACTATCAAAAGGCGGAGATCGACCCGCAAAGCTCGCAGCATCGACCTAGCGCCTCGACCGGGAAAATTCAACCACAGAAAAACCGTGATTTCTCACGCTAATTCCTTGCTGGATTAATGACCATGCAGACCATTGACAATGCAGCGAAGCCGGAAGACACCCCGAGAAAGCGGGGGCGACCGTCGACCGGTAAGGCGTTGAGCCCATCAGCCAGGCAGGCGCGGCGTCGCGCCAAACTGGAAGCGGAAGGCAAAACACTGCTCCCAGCAGCAAAGGTTTCGCTAGAGGTGGCCGAAGCACTCGCCAAATACATTCGGTTCAAGGACATGACACTTGGCGATGCGCTCGAACGCATCGTCCGAGACAGGCTTCTGAGGAAGCGCTCTGGCAAGAGAAAGAAGCGAACCAGCGCAGGATCGGGCACCCCGGCCGACCAGCAGGCGACGCAGACGGAAACAAATAGGATCAAGTTGAGGTAAGTTGTGGACACCCCCGATACCTTTCTAGATAAAGACGATATGCGCAAGCTCACGGGCTTCGCTCATCGACTGCCCCAAATAGCAGCGCTAAAACGTATGGGTATCCCCTTCTTCGTTAATGGAAGAGGATGGGCTATAGTTGCCCGAGCCGCAATCGAAGGCCGTATGCCGACGCATGCAACAAGCGAACCGAAGAAGGCTTGGGTGCCTCGAGTATTAAGGACAGCGTGATATGGGCCGCAGGCCGACTAAAAACCTCAACCTACCAGCTGGCATGCGAGCACGACACCGCCAGGCTGGCACCTACTACTATGTTGAGGTGGTTGAAGATGGAAAACGCCGCGAGATACCTGTAGGCAAGGACTACACCGAGGCCGTGCGGAAATGGGCAGAACTCAACGGCACACCGACGGCCGGGAAAGCCATCACGTTTCGCCATGCCGCCGAGCGCTACATGCGCGACAAGCTCCCTGGGAAGGCACCACGCACCCAAGAGGACAATCTCGAAGAGCTGGCCATGCTCTACAAGTTCTTTGATGATCCTCCGGCTATCCTAGACGAGATCGAGCCGATGCACATTCGCCAGTACCTAGACTGGCGCATTCAATGGACGATCGAAAAGAAGAAGAAGGAAAACGAGAAACGGGCCGAAGCAGGAAAGGATCCGCTGCCGGTGGCTGCCAATGCTGGCCACGTGCGCGCCAACCGTGAGAAGGCTCTTTTCTCGCACATCTGGAACTACGCCCGCGAGAAAGGTCTGACGAAGCTTGCGAACCCATGCGCCGGCATCAAAGGCCACAAAGAGACCGGACGCGACGTCTATGTCGAGGATCAGGTCTACCATGCTGTTCACGCGGCTGCCGATGACTGGCTGCAGGACCTTATGGACCTAGCTTACTTGGTAGGCCAGCGGCCAGCCGACTCCCTCAAGATCGGCAGGGTTGACGTCAAGGAGGGCGCCGTATGGGTCGAGCAGAACAAAACCGGGACGAAGCTGCGCGTGGCGATCGAGGGCCAACTAGAGGCCGTGATCAACCGCATCTTGGCGCGGAACGCGGCCGAAAAGGTCACGAGCCTCCGATTAATCCCCAAAAGCTACAGTCAATTCCGTAGCGCATTTGACCGAGCACGCACGAAAGCTGTCCAGCAGCACCCAGGACTCGCCGCCGAAATTAGGGAATTCCAGTTCCGAGACCTTCGTGCGAAGGCTGGCACGGACAAAGAAGAGCAGCAGGGCATGGAAGCGGCCCAGAGTCAGCTAGGCCACGCCTCGGCTACGATGACTAGGCAGTATGTTCGACATCGGAAAGGCAAACTGGTGAAGCCAACTAAGTAGAGCTCATCTTGTGAGCACTACGCTGCTCGGCGTCCCCTGTCAAGTACAGTTGAAGAAACCTCGTGACTCTGTCGTAGCATTTAGCTATAATTCTTTTGGCCCTTCGTTCAGCGAACGCCCAAGTTTCACTTGGGACACTCATGTAGCTGGCGCGGGGCCTTTTTATTTGCTCTTCGCAAATTCTGGCCTGATCTCCACTTCTGCAGGCATGAACTTCCAGTGGCGATAAGCGTGTCGCCAGCGGTTCTCAATATCCCCTTCGATTCCCGTACTCATTCCACTATTGAAGCCGGGGTAAATGATACGGATCCTGCTAAGGATGTACTTGTAGACCTTCTCTTTTGCAACAGTACGCTTCCCTCGTACTCTAGAGCCTTCCGGTTTTTCCTTGTGCTTGTCGTTCAATCGGAAAGGCATAGAGCCCATAACGATATCCAAGCTCTGCAAAATCACATGGTCTTTTGAGTCGACCTCGGCAATCTGATCTTTCTTAATAACAATTCCATTTGAACGGAAGGCTTTTTGATTGTTCAGGCCCACGACGAATTCCTTAAAATCGTCGCATTTCGACTTCTTGTCGGGCAACATATCGAAGTACATACGCACAGGTGTCTCAGCCGAGCTACCAGCGTACTGGAGGCCGAAGGCGTGCTTTACAAAGTGATAGTAGAGGATGAAGAACTCGTTTTCCCGGTGCTCATCAGTGAGATTTACCGCTCGAAAGTATTTCTGCGTGAACATAATACGCATCTTTAACTTCCCTTCTTCCATGAGCGCGAAGACCTCATCAAGGAAAGCCATATATTTTTCGGCGTAGGCTTCCGTGATTTTCTGCCACTTCACTTCCGCGCCGAGATGCAGTTCCTTCTTTTTTTCCTCTAAGCGCTGAACCACCTCCAGCAGATGGGTCGATTCAACTAACGCTCCACCATAAAAGTTTTCGAAGTGTTTTCCCTTCTTGTCCGACTCATCGCAGTAGATCAATAGCTCGCGTGCCATCGCATGTCCCAGTAATTCAAAGACTCAATTGTACCGCTTTAACGCTACAGTCCTTTCGTTGCATTTTCCAAACTTACAGCGGACCGACCTCATCTTACAAAGCATGAGCCGAAGCTTAGAAGCAACAAAGAGTCTGGCCTACAGCCGAGATAACAAGAAGAGAATGACACCGCACAAAATCGCGGTTTGCGGAACTCGCACCATTTTGCGGAACTCGCTCTTCCGCAAAAAATGGTGCAAGTATTTGATTTTATTGGTAGGCCTCCGCGGAGTCGAACCGCGCACCAACGGATTATGAGTCCGCTGCTCTAACCAAGCATGAGCTAGAGGCCCGAAACCTGTACTACATGAGGGCGCTAAAAACTCGCCACTTCCGGGCCAACGGTGGAACACCGAAAACCCAAAGTGGCGAGAGGATATTGTTTTAGCGAGAGCCCGTCAAGGCTCAACGAAGCAGATCAGCTGCTCCCCTCGAGGAAACTCTTCAGCTTGTCCGAGCGCGACGGGTGACGCAGCTTGCGCAGCGCCTTCGCCTCGATCTGGCGAATCCGCTCCCGCGTGACGTCGAACTGTTTACCAACCTCTTCCAGCGTATGGTCGGTCGACATCTCGATGCCGAAGCGCATGCGCAGCACCTTGGCTTCGCGCGGGGTCAGCGAATCCAGCACATCCTTCACCACACCGCGCATCGAGGCATGCAGCGCTGCGTCCGAAGGCGCCAGCGTGTTGTTGTCCTCGATAAAGTCGCCCAGATGCGAATCGTCGTCGTCGCCGATCGGCGTTTCCATCGAAATCGGCTCTTTCGCGATCTTCATGATCTTCCGGATTTTGTCTTCCGGCATTTCCATCTTGATCGCGAGCGTCGCCGGATCGGGCTCGGCGCCGGTCTCCTGCAGGATCTGGCGCGAGATCCGGTTCATCTTGTTGATCGTTTCGATCATGTGCACCGGAATACGGATGGTGCGCGCCTGGTCCGCGATCGAACGGGTGATGGCCTGGCGGATCCACCACGTTGCGTAGGTCGAGAACTTGTAACCGCGGCGGTATTCGAACTTGTCCACCGCCTTCATCAGGCCGATGTTGCCTTCCTGAATCAGGTCGAGGAATTGCAGGCCGCGGTTGGTGTACTTCTTGGCGATCGAAATGACCAGTCGCAGGTTCGCTTCGGTCATTTCGCGCTTCGCCTTGCGGGCCTTCATTTCACCGGCCGCCATCTGGCGGTTGATGTTGCGCAGGTCGGGCAGCGGCAGCACGACACGCGCCTGCAGGTCGATCAGGCGTTGCTGCAGTTCCTTGATCGTCGGGATGTTGCGGCCGAGGATGGCGCTGTAGGCGTGACCGGCGTTGACTTCGCCGTCGACCCATTCCAGGTTCGTCTCGTTGCCCGGGAAGACCTTGATGAAGTGGGCGCGCGGCATGCCGCAGCGGTTCACGGCCACGTCCAGGATCTGCTTCTCGATATGGCGCACTTCGTCGACCTGGCCGCGCAGCGTGTCGCACAGCTTTTCGACCACTTTCGCCGTGAAGCGGATGCCCAGCAGTTCGTTGGAGATCGCTTCCTGGGCCTTGACGTAGTCCTTCGAGTTGTAGCCCTGCTTCTCGTAAGCCTTGCGCATCTTGTCGAACTGCTGGTCGATGAAGGCGAACTTTTCGAGGGCGGATGCCTTCAGCTGCTCGAGCTGCTCGGCGGAATAGCCTGCCGCGCCGGAGCTGGCACTGGCTTCTTCTTCCTCTTCCTCTTCCTCGCCTTCTTCTTCCTCGTCCTCGTCGTCGTCATCGGTCGAGGTCGGCGCGACCGCGGTCGGCGAGGTGTTCTCGTCTTCGTCGGGGTCGACCATGCCGTCGACAATCTCGTCGATCTTGATCTCGTCGTTCTCGATGCGGCGCGAGGCGTCGATGATCTCGGCGATCGTCACCGGGCAGGCGGAGATCGCCTGGATCATGTCGCGCAGGCCGTCCTCGATGCGTTTGGCGATCTCGATCTCGCCTTCGCGGGTCAGCAGCTCGACCGAGCCCATTTCGCGCATGTACATGCGGACCGGGTCGGTCGTGCGGCCGAAGTCGGAATCGACGGTGGACAGGGCGGCTTCGGCGGCGGCTTCGGCTTCGTCGTCGCTGGTGACGGTTGCGACGTTGTCGGATAGCAGCAGGGTCTCGGCGTCAGGGGCATGCTCGTAGACGGCGATGCCCATGTCGTTGAAGGTGCCGATGATGCCTTCGATCGCTTCCGGATCGACGATGTTGTCCGGCAGGTGGTCGTTGATCTAGGAATAG